ACGAGCTGGCTCTGAAATAATGTCTGAAACGTAATAAGAAGAAGCTACTGTCTCTTCAGATCCGATTTCATCCACATACTTCACACTTGTAATCGATTGCACAGGACCACGCGACAGGTAAATAATATCTTTAGACACTGCATCCTTATAATTAGGGAAGCCGTCAAAGTATTCGTCTACTGTCGTCGTAACCAATATACGGCGTGTGTATTGCTCACACATCTCACGCGCTGCGCTAATGAGTGCATTGATGAGGTCGTCATCATCTGAACCGTCTACACGCAAAAAAGCCTTAGCTTCCGCTAAGGTGATTGGTTCGCTAGCCGCTGCTGTTACAATCGAATAAGCCATTATCTAGTTTCTTTTGCTTTAGGTTTTGACACGCTCTTCTTAGCACGCTTCTTCGGTGGCTCCGCTACCGGGTCACAAAAGCCAGCTTGCAAGAAATCCTTTGCCATATCGCTGGGGAGTTCCGCCTCCTGTCCAATGCGGAAGCGGAACCCTGTACCAGTGATATTCTTCTTGAATACGACTTTCATTAAGCCTGTACCAAGTGTTTAACTGCACGGCTGTCAAGAACAGCAGAGTCAGAACGTTTCCAAGAAACGAAACCAACTTCTAGCTCATCAGCGAAACGCTCGTTAAGACGTAGCATCTGGATACCACCAGCGTTACGTACTACGAACTTGCTGAAGTCAGCAGCCAATAGTGTTTTCTTACCAGTCGCAATGCTAGACTCCATATCGTTGTTCACGTATACCGGAACACCGAAGATACGGTCTGGCTCGCCTTGTGCCATGCTCGGCATGAAAATCGGGAAGTCATTGCTTGAGCCGATACCTAGTGCACGAATAGCAGAAATTACGTTGTCGTGAGCCATAAGCCCGAAAGACGCTTTGTTTCTATAGCTGCTATCGATGCTGTAGATAAGATCTAAGATTTCATCCGCAGTAATCGCTGTTGCTGAAGCTGCTGTTTTACCAGCTACAGAACCAGTGATAATACCTTGTGGCTGAGAAGACCCAGTACCAGTAGTGAAAGCTGCGTTAGTTGCACGAGCGATACGCTCACCCATAGCTTCAACCAAGAACGCGTTCAAGTCGAAAGCAGAGTCTTGCAACAATTGCTGAGACACTTTTACCAAAGAGCTGTAGTTGTAAGCTGACAATTGCTTGTTTCCAAACGTCATGTCTTGTACAGTTACTGCAGCAGCTTCAGAAATCAAGTTAGCATCTGTAGCAGTGTCGTTCAATGTTGGGTAATCCAACAGGCCACCACCAGCAGTGTTTAGCTTCTTAGCCAAACGCTCAACTTCACCTGTGAACTCAGAAGCCATATCAAGCTCATTGCTGAACTCTTGAGGTACCAAGTAACCACCCAAGTTATCTGTACCAGCTACTTGTGTAGCTGTACCACGCTTTTGAATCATTGAGCGCTCTTCAGCAGTCAATGCAGCAAAGCCGTGACGTAGGTATTTACCGAAAGCTTCAGAAGCATTTGCTTTAGGAGCGGCTGCGCGAGCTTCACCTTGTGCAGATGCCAATTCTTTTTTCATCTCAGCATTACGCTCGATGATTTCAATTTCTTGTTTCAAGCCACGAGCGTCAGCTTCGATAGCTTCAAACTTTGACTTTTCTTCAGTCGTCATTGAACGACCCTCAGTCTGTGCAGCAGCTACAATTGCATCAGCATCTTTGATGAGCTGCGCACGACGTCCTCTTAATTCGATGTTTTTCATCTTAATCGAGTTTTAAAAGTTTTAGTTTATATTCAAAGATTTCAATGTCAGATACTTCTTCTGTAGCCGCTGTAGCTTCTACTTCTGCACCTTCTGACTCAGGTGTATTATTTCTCTGTACGAGCTCACTTGTCGCTGCCGGGTATGCAGGTTGCGATACCGGGGAGACATCAAGCAATCTCGATACTTTTTCAATAATTCTGTATGTTTTACCGTCGCGCTCTTCCCAGCGGTCACGGTCAATCAAAAACGCAAACGAGCTTTGGTTCACATCGCCACGCTTCATCAATTCAATCAAGTCATTAGCATAACTTGTATTTGGTAGGTCTACTTCATAGTACAACCCACGAGCATCTGTACCGATACGTAATGTCCCACTAGATACACGACCTAACAGCAAAGACTCGTCGTGGTTAAAGTAAGCTCTTGTGTCGTCGTTCATCACATCATCAAAAGCACCACGCTCGATTTGCTCGTAAAAGCCACCCATCCATTCAGAGTCTGAGTTGTACACCGCAGCATAACCTCTAATGGTTCTGCCATCGCGCTCTACTTCTTCCATTCTGAATTCACGCTTTTCTACAATAGCAGCGTGGCTACGCACCTCAGCATCGTACTTTTCAATAGCGCTGAACTTGTGTGCTACATTCAAAGCAGGCTTGCGCTCAATAAAAGCATCTTCTTCCGCATTGTAGCGGTAAATTCTGATCAAAGCAGCAGGGTCGTCTTCCGTACCTGTTACTTCAAAGCCGCTGTCTGCAGTTACCTTACCATCACGCGCTATTCTTATAATAACACCGTGTGCTTTACCTCCTGAAGAGTTCCAGCGTACAAAGTCGCCTACTTTCAATTCATTAGGCTCAGCACGCTCTTCGTCGTCATACCCACTTTCGTCTACAGGCTCTGTAGCTTCAGGCATCTCGCCTTTACCGAAGGTGATGACAATTTCTTCATCTGTCTCAACAACAGATTTGATATGTCTTTTATTATCTTCCATCTGTTCAATCGTTCTTTTGCACCAGCGAAGCATTTCGTCGCCTCCCCAGGCTGCATACATAATAGAGCCGCAAATCTCTTTACCATCTTCATCAGTAAAGCGCCCCTGGTCGTAAACACCGGCACGGCTCAAAAAAGAATACGTCCTAACTACCGTTTCATCGCTAATGCTTTCACGAGACGCCAACTGGTTGGCTCTTGCCCAACCTACAGGTGTGCCACACTTGCTGCCGTTCTTTTCCTTATGGTCAAGAGCGCGCTGTGCGTTTTCACTTGCTGCTTTTGGGTAGTTATTGTACGGCATTAGTCAATAGTATTATCTGCACCGGCTTGAATCATATTCAACGGCTGTAGGTAAACATCTCCACCGTCGATCGGGTCCATACCTTCGTAGTAGCGTATATCGTTTACCGACAACCAGCCCCACTGTCTTGCTGTTGCGTATGAGCTGTAGCGGCTTGAAATGTCGCCACGTAACAGCCCGTCCATATTCATACGGATGTAATAATTATCGTCACCAGGGAAAAGCTTTCTGTTGAATTCAGCCTCCCAACGTTTTACCCAAGGCAAAATAGTATTGCGCTGGAACTGTATGCCCTGCTCTTCAATGTTTGCTCTGGTCGATGAGTTTTCTAAAGAACCTAGGTAAGCTAAAGGAATACGGAAGAAGCGTGCAATATCTTCTACACCAAACTTACGCGTCTCTAAGAACTGCGACTCACTCGGTGAAATGCTCACCTTAGTAAGGTTCATACCTTCTTCTAAAATCGCAGTTTTATGTGAATTGTCCATTCCTGAGTAACGGCGCTGCCAAGATGCCATAAGACGCTTGTAAGCTTCGTCTGATAGTTTACCAGGGTGTGTCAATACTGCAGAGACGTTTGCACCATTGCCAAAGAACGAACCGCCAAACTGGTCAGCTGCTAAACCTAAGCCTATGCTTTCTCTTGCCGCTTCAATAACACTTTTACCGACTACACCATCAAAGCTCAGGCCGACAATATGAATCATCTCGGTATCGTCAAAAGTTTCTTTGCCCTGGTCAATGGTATAAAACTTTTCGTCTTGATACACTTTAACCTCGACCCGATCGGGATGCACAGGGATAAGCTTTACAGGTTGTCCTGCTTCGTTGCGTCGGATCGCGATAAATGCATTACCATGAAGACAAAGATGCGCTTGACATACCTCACGGAAGTTAAAGTCCGTCATCATGCCATTAGGTGCATGAATCAATTTGTTTATCGGGTGTGCTGTAGCTGTCTCGGTGCTTTTGTCTATATCGCGCTTTACGTCCCAAGGAAGTGAAGCTATAGTTTCAGAGATAAC